TGGATGATAAACAAAAACCAAGCTGATATGGCTAGGAATTTGAAGTTTTTCGTTGATAGTTATTGTGTTCGTACTGAACATTTACCCCTGGCTCTTACAGACCCCGTTCCCGTTCGTGGAGTTGTCCCTGAAAGAGCTTGGAGTTATACCTTCGACAATGGTTTTCTTCTCAAGTCTCTTCCTCAAGATCGCGCAAAGGCTGAAGATATACCTGATGAACCTAATATTCAACAAGGTATATTAGAAGATTGGTCAACTTATTTTGACTTTATAACTTCTGTTTTCGATAAGGATGGTATTTTGGGAGAGCAACGTGTACAAGCTCGTATGAAGAATTTTAATACGGCTTATACTACTTTTTCCAAATTATGTCCTCACGTGGCTTGGATACCAGCTTCACTTCTAGACACTCTAGATATGGTTGGCTCTTCCATGTTTGGTTTTGCTCCGTCTTTCTCTTTGAAACCAAAGCTTCAAAAGGAGATAGTCTCCTTGCTTAATGAAGTTACCAAGCTTGAATCCTCAGTGTCTATATCTAAGGATACTGCAGATATGGTTTTCCGTATAGAGGATCTCTCTAGACGTTTTGCTGTTGCTTCTTCGCAGTTACATTTGTTAGATCCCGGAGATACTAGAGGAATGCACTTCCGTGCTGCTCATAAGCGCTTCTGTGAGTTAGCTGTTTCAGCTAGAGCTAAGCATGCCTCTACTACCCCTAGGTGTCCGCCTTTGTGTATATATCTGCCTGGTCCTCCCGGTATAGGAAAGACACAAATTGCCCAGACGTTGGCCCAAGAGTTATCTCTTCCTCTGCGTGCTGGAGATGCTCCTCTTCTTCGCAATAATCAAGTTTACACTATGGACTTTAGTGCAAACTTCCAGGATGGTCTCACTAATCAGGCTACCATTATAGCTGATGAATGGAATACTTATAATGATCCTCAACTGCGTTTGCAGGGTATTTCATGGCTACTTTCAGCTGTCAATTCCACACAAGTAGTTATTGAGAAGGCTCGTGCTGATGAAAAAGGTTTGTATTATTTTAATGCAGAACTTATTTTCTTAACCTCTAATGGTCAGCTGTCCTCTCTTGAGAAACTTGTTGCTGATCCTGAGGCTATATCTAGGCGTATTTCCTACACGCTGGATATTACGCCTCCTGACCTTATTGACGGTATTTTTCCCCAGACTCCTGATGGTAGAATAGATTTTTCCAAATTTATTTTTACTGTCACTCCCTTCCAGGGGGAGTCTCAAGAGCTCACATTCCAGGAAATGTTTGAACTTTTTTCTAGACGCATAATACGCGATAGAGAGATGTTCAACGCTGCCCTGGATAACAATAATGGTTTCCGTTCTCAAGTCGACCGAGCTCCTTTGGCGGACCTTAGATATGTGCCAGTTGGTCATGTTCATGAACCTATTGGCAACATTGCCGAACCCGCTCCCTACGTCGCTCAGGGACTTTTCTCCAACCCCTTTTGGAGTCCCTCCGAAGAAAATCAGAGAAAAATTGTTGCTCGTACCCATAGGTATTCTGCCTTAGTTGACTCTAACAGATTCTGCACTCATAGTGAATATTTATTGTGGCTATCTAATGCTGCACATAGAGGCCTTCGTATTGGACTTCCGTATATGTTTGATGGCCCTCCTGATGAGTTCATTACTTGGCAAGCTTATATGTTTGCGCTTGGACATTCTACACTTCCTATATGTTCCAAAAATGCTAGTTCTTCTGACCTGGATTATCTAGACATGATAACCGAACTTAAAGAAATGCCTGCTCTTCAAACAGAGGATAGACCAAATCCTTGTCTACGAGTTTATGAAGTTACCAAGCTCTATGCTCGAAAATTTACCCGATTCATTGCTTCTTTTGTTCCTAGTCCTTTCTCTTTTGCCAAGAGTTGCATTCAGTATTTAG